GGTGTTTCCCCGCTTACGAGACGCCGCACCTCGAAACCGCTGGAGGCCACGCCCGGAATTGAACCGGGGTACACGGTTTTGCAGTCGCCTGAGAGGGCTTTCGTCAAGCCCTTGATGCTGACGCGCTTTCCACATCGTCTCAAAAACTCCCTGTAAAAACAGCGAAAAAAGTTGCGGTACACGGAATTTTCGCGCAGTGTAGCGAACGTCGGCGCACGTTTCAACGCTGACGAAACGCTGACTCGGGGGATTCCATGGCCGAAAAGCTTACGTCAAAAATCGTGAAATCAGTGGACCCACTTTGCACCCTCTGGGACACGGAGGTGAAGGGGTTCGGCGTTCGAGCGAGCAGGGGAGGGGCGAGATCGTTTTTCATCAATTACCGCGTCGAGGGGCGGGAAGGCCGCCACACTATCGGGCGTTATCCCACTTGGTCGGTAGAGGCAGCCCGGGAAGAGGCGAAGGCGCTACGGCATCGGATCGACCGAGGAGAAGATCCGGCACTTGACAAGCGCGAGCGCCGGGAAGCTGCGACCGTGCAGGATCTGATCGACCGCTACACCGAGGAGCACCTGCCCACGAAGACTGCTCGCCCGGATCGGATCAACGATGAAAAGAAGATGCTCCGCGAGATCGGCGAGCGCCTCGGGAAGGATTCCAAGGTTGCGGACATTCATGACGGCGACATCGAGGCTATGCATCGCAAGATCACCGAGACCGGTCGACCGGTCCGGGCCAATCGTATCCTTGCAGTTGCCTCGAAGATGTTCTCGCTATCGCTGCGATCGAGAGCCGGGGAAAACCAGCCTTGGCGCAATCAGGCACAGGGCAACCCCTGCAAGGGCATCAGGCGCAACCCCGAAACGGCTCGAGAGCACTTTTTCAGCCCCGCCGAGCTCGCCCGGATCAGCGATGCGCTGGCGGCATATGATGGCTCGGCAGAGGGCAGCACGTACAAGGGCTCGGCTGCAGATTGCATCCGGCTGATCATGCTGACCGGGTGCCGGCCCGCGGAAGCCCAGCTCGCCACTTGGGATCAATTCGATGCCGAGCCGGGATTCTGGAAAAAGCCTGCGGCTACGACCAAGCAGCGCAAGGAGCACAAGCTCGCGGTCGGCGCGGCAGTGATAGAGTTGATCGAGCGACGGCGGCGGCATCGCAAGTCTGGCGACCAGTATGTTTTCCCGGGCCAGAAGTCGGGCGAGCCGCTCAAGCAGCTGTGGCACTGCTGGCGGTTTGTTCAAAAACATGCCGAAATCGGTCGTGCCCGAATTTACGATTTGAGGCATTCGTTCGCCAGCGTTGGGGCAGGGGGCGGTTTAAGCCTGCCCATCATCGGTAAATTGCTCGGCCATACAAATTGGCGAACGACGCAACGTTATAGTCATCTTAGCGACGATCCGGTGCGCGAGGCCGCGGAGAAAATCACGAAGGTGATCACCGGGGCAAAGAAACCGGGAGCTAAGGTTATTGGGCTTAAGGCATGAGGCGCGAGGGGGCGCACGATCATGCCCAAGACGATTTCCCTGCCCAAGCAGAATCGGGAGCTTCTTTCTTTCAGCGACAACCGCTGGGCAAAACTGCGATGCTACATTCCCGAACCGCTCCAGCCTGATGATGAAGCGCGCTTGTGCGAAGACATTAAAGCCGCCTGTTCTTGGTTGCTCTCGGAACAGGCGCGACTTGCGCTGGGAAGAAGTACGGCTGCGGCAATGCAGAAACCTAGCGAGAGCCAGCCCGCGTTGCTTGAACGTCTAGCCGGCCATCTCCGTGCGGCGGCAACCGACTGGAAGAAGATTACAGATCTGGCAGACATACCCCATGCCCGTCGAGGCGTTATCTACGACGATCGCCTCAGCGACATCCGTCAGTATGATGCGCTGGAAGCAATGGCTGGCGACGCAGAGCGTCGGCTTGCCGGAATCCGCAAGCTCGGCGAGGCCAAGCGTGTAGATGATCCTTGGCCGATATTCGTGCGCAAGGTGGCGCAATGCTTTCGGGAAATAGGTCTCAGGCCAACTGCTACGGGACGCGTTTATGATAAGGGTGTCGCCGGTAAACCGACTTGGTTTCAGGAATTCATGGCCGCCCTGGACAAGAATCTGCTGGGGATCAAGAGGTTGATTGGTATCGTCGGCGAGGACAAACAGTATGAGCGCGATCCTAGGGCTTTCCATGCCGAGATCGCCAAGATCTTGGGCGGTTACAGAAACCCAGGCAAAGCCCGGAAACAAATCACCGGACGCTAAGACGAATTAGTGCGAAGCATTCCGCATCCTAACGCAAAGGGATGCGGGAATGTCCATCCTTTCTGGTTACCTCACCGAAGCCGAGTTTCTCAAAGAACTCGCAAATCGTGGAATCAAGAGGAGCAAGCGCTGGGCGCAAATCCAGCGCCAGCGCCGCCTAGGCCCGCCGTGGGCCTTTATCGGCAATGTCCCAGTCTACCCCAACGATGGCTTCAATGATTGGCTGAAGGCGGAAACCCAGTATCCGGTCCGCTCGCGTCGTCGCCAGCACACCTAACAAATCGGCCGATCACTCAGACGAGTGACCGGCCGCAATCATGTTCGGGCGGTGTGCTGGTGCACTGCGGCAGGGCCTTACACGCAAAGCCGCACCAAGTTCGATCCTCGGACCGCCCACCTAATCCCGGCCGCCACAGCCGAGCATCGGAGAGACGAACATGCCACACATAGAAACTTCCAAGCATTCGCGCAACAACAAGTTAATCGAACTGCTGCCGTTTGATGAGCGGGCCGCAAGTCTCCCCCCGATGCCTGCCGACGTCTTTGACGAGCTTGTGGGCGACATGGTGCGCCGCGGCTTTCGCAAGCAATTCCCGATCATCACCCACAACGGCAAGATCATCGAGGGCGTTAACCGTGCGCGCGCATGTGTGAAGGCCGGCGTCGAGCCGGTGTACCAGCAATTCGATGGCAAGGATGAAGACGTCGAGAGGTTCATCATCCAGGCCAATCTTTGTCGGCGTCATCTGAAACCGGAACAAAGGCGCGACCTGCTGAAAAAGCTGCTCAGGATGAATCCTGAGCAGTCGGATCGGGCGATAGCAACGATGGCGAAGGTCAGCCCGACGACCGTGGGGTCGGTGCGCCGGGAGTTGGGTTCTAATGTCCAAGTTGGACATAAGGACCGGATTGAGAAGTCTGGTCGGAGGGCTTGCGGTCGAAGACCCGGCAGCAGCAAGCCGAAGTCCTCGTCTGACATCACGCTAACGACTGCGGAATACAAAGTCGAAGACTCGCCCGCGGTCGAGCTCTTTATGGATGCTCCCGATGGGCAGCAGATGCAAAAGCGACGATGGCAATTCTTAAAAAACGCCGCTGCGGTTCTGGCATATGGCCAAGTCTATGACGGCCCCGTCGACGACCATGTGATCAAGGTGGCGACCGCTTGTCGCGACGCATGGGCTGAGTTGGTTCGCAAGCTAAAGGAAGAGAAACTTAGCAGCACCGCATCAATCGAAGCGTCATCAAATAACGATTGCGTGCGTCTGGCAGTGTCATGACCGCCGCCGGCAGCAAGCCAATTTATCGGTTGCGCCTGCGATCCGACTCCAATTGCGAGCGCGATGACATCCGTTACCTCAAACAACTGCTGAAAACCCTGCTGCGCAGATATCACCTTCATGCCGTCTCGATCGAGGTCGAGCGGGAGCAACCAAAGACGGAGATGCGCCATGACAACTAATGCTGACTATCGCAGAGATTTGGAGGATATCCGCGACCGCCTCGACTGGGTGACACAACTGGCGGAGGTCGACGACTTCTCGGGGATCGAGGAACGGCTCGACACGATCGAAGAGCGGCTCGACACGATCGAAGGGCGGCTCGACAAGTTCATCGACGCATATAGCAAAATGGCTGACGCGTACAAACAATTGGCCGAAGCTTACAAGGGCTTCCCGGCCATGGCCGGTGCAATAATCAGGGAGGTTGTTGCCCGGCCCCAGGCATCACCAAGCAGCAAAGCTTTCTGCGGCGCTACTGCGCCTCGGCGGTCCACCAAGGCAAACCGCGCCAAGCCACGCAAACCCAAACTCGCGGTTGTTTCCAAGGATGATCCGAACGACTCGGATCATGAAGGACCGACCGCTGCGTGACCGCGCCTGATCTCTCACAGTGGAGCGAATGAAAATGTCTACAACCACTGACGAAGTTGAGCACATCACAGATGACATTATGCGAGTGGTGGCGCCGCAACCGTCCTCCGACGGGCGCGATCCAAAAGACGTGATAGCCGCTTTGGTCAACGTGATGACGTTCTGTCTATCGATGGTTTGCCCGGACTGTCGCAAAGAGATCGTCCGGGGATTGGGGCAACATCTTCCTCGCATGCTCGATGAAGCCAATGGGTTTGCGGCATTCTGCGAAGACAGCGAACAAAAGAACACTTGCCATTAGACGCGCGCCATGACTGCCAATCTCTTTCTCGACATCGCCGATCAGCAGATTGCCGCGCCGATTAAGGCACGTCAGCAAGCAGCCGATCGTCGGGCGCAAGCGCGCATCGATAAGGACGAGGCCGACCGCCAACGGTTGATGCGCGCCTGGTGCGCGGTTCAGCAGCGCCAGATCGACGATGCCCTGGTCGGCCCATACGGCGCCCAGATCGCCGCGCTGCTCGCCTTCCTGAAAGAGTTGTCGCTCGAGCGCGAGGCCGAGCTCGTCGAATTCATTCGCGCCGGCACATGGCAATCGGCCGATCCCGACACCCGCTTTCTGGTGATGCGCCTCGTCGGCAGTGAGCTCGCCAAGTTGCGCGAGGAGGCCGGCCTCGAGCCGTTCGACGATCCGCTGCCCGGCGACCCGCCCAGCGTCTTCCTGCAGGTTCGGGAGATGCTGCGATGATTGCCGAGGCTCTCGCCAGTTACGCCAACGCAACCGCTCGCGTCTTCGAGGACCGCGCGCAAAGCGTCGGCGCGTCCGAAGTCGGCCAATGCGCCCGCAAAATCTTTTGGCTCAAGAACGAGGACGATCCGGCTCATGCCGCGCCTCGGGATCCCGACTATGTCGACACCTGGGGCGCCCGCACTAGGGGCTCGATCTTCGAGGCCCATTTCTGGGAACCGGCACTGCGACAGCGGTTCGGCGACAACCTGCTTTATGCCGGCGCCGATCAGCAGACGCTTACCAGTGAATTCCTGTCAGCCACGCCCGACGGCCTGCTCATTAACCTGCCACGCGATTCGCTCGTCTCGCTCGACATCGCGGACCTCGGCTCGGACGGCAGCCTGCTCGTCGAATGCAAGACCGCAGACCCGCGCACCGCGCTCGATAAGGCAAAGCCTGAACATGTCTTCCAGGCACAATGCCAGCTCGGCCTGATCCGCACGCTCACGAAGCATCGACCGGATTATGCGCTGATCTCCTACAGCGACGCGTCCTTTTGGAACGAAGGCAAAGAATTTGCGGTCTGTTTCGACGAGGCCATCTTCCTCAACGCCAGGACGCGTGCCCGCCAGATTATGACGGCGATGACCGGCGAGGAGTTGCCGCCGGAAGGCTGGATCGCTGGCGGGCAGGAATGCCGATATTGCCCCTTCACCTGCCCCTGTGGCCGGCAACGTCATGACGTGCCCCGGCGAGTGACCGAAAACCCCGACCCGCAATTCGTGGCCGAGATCACCGACCTGGCGCGCGCCATCAAGGCGCAAGAATCCGAGAGCGAGGCCGCAAGCACGAAGCTTCGCCAATTACAGCACGACATTCGCGAACGTCTACGCGCCCGCGGCGTCAGCCGCATTGTCGGCGACGGCGTGGCCGTGACCTGGGGCGCGGTCAAGGGCCGGCAATCGTTCGACATGAAAGGAATCCGCGAGGCCGCTGCCGCAGCCGGCATCGATCTCTCGCGCTTCGAGACGGTCGGCGACTCGACCGATCGTCTCATCATCCGGCTGACCGCAAACACGCCGTAGCGGTCAACTGATCACCAAACGGCGAAACGAGGAACTGAAAATGCAAGACAGTAAAACAGTTGCCAACATCGGGCCAAACCCCTTTGAGGTTTACGGCAGCGCCACCGTGAACAATCACATCATCGGCGAACTGCTGAAATTCGCGAAGGGTGATTACCTCGCCGGTCAAGACGGCAGGGAGATCCCACTCGGCACCAAGCTGGCCGCGATCATGGACCAGCTAATGGTTGGTTTTATCAAATGGCAAGGCAACAGGCCCGTCGAGCACGTCATGGGACTCATTGCGGCCGGCTATGTGCCGCCGAAGCGAGCCGAGCTCGACGATAATGATCCAGAAGCCTGGGAAACCGATGACAACGGCGAGCGGCGCGATCCCTGGCAATTCACCAACTATCTGATCCTCGTCGACCAAAAAGAAAAGGCGCCGTTCACCTTCACAACGTCATCGAAGGGCGGGCTCGGAGCGGTCGGCGAGCTGTGCAAGCATTACGGCAAGGCCATGCGCGAGCGGCCGAACGACTATCCGATCGTCGAGCTCGGAGTCGGCAGTTACCAGCACCGCGAGAAGGCACTGGGCAGGATCAAATTTCCGGTCTTCAAGCCGGTCGGCTGGTCCGCCAAGGCGCCGCTGGTGAAATTGCTCGAGGGCGCGGCAACACCCGAGCCCGAAGAATCCGACGCCATCAAGGCCGAGCGGGAAGAGCAAGCCGCCAAAACAGCCCGCCGCGGCGTCAGTCTGAAAGAAACCTTTTGAGGATGCGGTATCATGCCGGTCGAAGCACAAAGCACAGCAGCGAAGTTCATTGTCGATGTCTTCGCGTCTTCGACCGGCAATCCCGTCTACCTGTGCAGCCTCAAAAACAGGGACGCCCCCAACAACGAACCCGGCGAGCGCCACGTCGCGACCCGCAACATTGCCGACATCGATGCCTTCATTCACAAGTGGGATCGCAAGCACCGCGGCTTGTTTTTCTGTGTCAGCACGCTCGCCAACGGCAGCACCAGGCGCGCGAAGACAACCACCGCCGAGCTCACCGGCCTGCACGCGGATATAGACTTCAAGGGCGTCGAACAAACGCCCGAGCAAATCCGGCAGGCCTTGCGCGAGTTGTTCCTGCTGCCGAGCAAGATCATTCATTCCGGCAACGGCCTGCACTGCTACTGGCATTTCCGCGAAGCTTTGCCGGCGACGGCCGAGAACATCACCAGCGTCGAGAAGATGCTGCGCCAACTCGCCGAGCACCTGGGCGGTGATCCGCAGGTCTGCGAGATCGCGCGCCTGATGCGACTGCCCGGCACCCACAACACCAAAGACGGCGCCTGGAACGAGGTTCGGGTGATTTCCGAGATTGCCGCGCGCTACGACCCCGACGAGCTCGAGGAATGGCTCGCCGATGCGTCGCCGGTCATCAAACGCAAATCGGCAACCTCGGGAAACGGCGACAGCTCGCATGACAATCCGTTCTTCACGTTCGGCCAGCGGACGGCGCCGCCGATCGATGTCGAGGCTCGGCTCGCGGCCATGCGCTTTCAAGGTGCCGGCGACAGCTCGATCCATGCCACGCAATTGCAGACCAGCGCGTCGCTGCTGTCACAGGGCTGGCCGGTCGATCAGGTCGTCGAGCTCCTGCTCGAGGCCACGCGCGTCGCCGCCGGCGAGACCGGCAAGGCCTGGGACTGGGGTCGCGAGGAGCACGACATCCGGCGCATGTGCGGCGACTGGCTCGCCAAGCATCCGGAGATCGGCACGCCGCATGAACAACCCGAGCAACCGCAGCCGCAACCACAACGAATCCTCGTGGCCGCACACGAATGGCGCGAACCGATGCAAATCAACCCGCGCGACTGGCTCTTTCGTCGTCACTTTGTCCGCGGCTTCGTGAGCGCAACGATCGCTCCCGGTGGCATCGGCAAATCCTCGCAAGCTCTCGTCGAGGCGATCGCAATGGTGACCGGCAAGGCGTTTCTCGGCGAGACACCGACCAGCGGGGCGCTACGGGTTTGGTATTACGGCGAAGACCCGCAGGACGAACTCGACCGCCGCATCGCGGCAATCTGCCTGCATTATGGCATCGGGAAAGACGACCTCGGCGGCCGACTGTTCAAGAATTCCATGCACGACTTGTCGCTAAAGCGCTTCGCCACTCAGGGCAAATTCGGCTCAACGATCGTCTTCGACAAGACCCTCGAGCAGGACATCCGCCACACCATCCGCGCGCTCGAGCTCGACGTCGTCATCTTCGACCCCATGATCGCTTTGCATTCGGCCATCGAAAACGACAACGTTGCCATGGACCAGATCGCGCGCAAGCTCGGCGCCATTGCCGCAGAAACCGACAGCGCCATCGAGCTCGTCCACCACGCCCGCAAGCCCTCCAGCGGGCAAGCCGAGATGACCGTCGACGACGGCCGCGGCGCCCGCTCGGTCATCGACGCCGCGCGCAGCGCTCGCGTTTTGAACCGCATGTCGGGCAAGGAAGCCGAGGACGCCGGCATCGCAGCCAAGGATCGCCCCCGCTATTTCCGAACCGACCGCGGCAAGGCCAACATGGCACCGCCGGAAGCGGCAACCTGGGCGCAGATCGTCTCGGTCATCCTGCCAAACACGGACAACGTGGGCGTCGTCACGCCTTGGGTGTATCCAAACCCCCTCGACGGCGTCGCGGCAACCGACGTCGACTGGGTCCGCAACCTCGTCCGCACCAATCCCGATCTCGGCTACCACTCCCATTCCAAAGCCCGGATCGGCATCGAGCTCGCCAAGCACCTCGCCCTCGATCCCTCGAACAAGGCGCACGTCGCCAAGATCAAGAAAATCCTCAAAACATGGTTCGATAACGGCGTCCTCGCCGTCGACGAGCGCGAAGACCCGGGAACCCGCAAAAAGAGAAAATTCGTCACGCTGGGCGGTTGGAACGATCCCGCCAGCAATGCTGCGCCAACCTGATTTCTCAAGTTGGCGCAAGTTGGCGCAAGTCGGCGCAAAAATCGCGAAGGGTCTGGGGGGGCTGCGCCAACTGCGACAACTGCGCCGACTACTATAGTAGTCGGCGAAGTTGTCTTGGCGCAAAACCCAGGTGGAAAAGTCGGTTGAAAATTATGACCCGCGTCGGATTTCCAAGTTGGCGCAAGTCGGCGCAGGACTTGTTATTGGTCCTGCCAAATTGCTCGTGCCGAGCCGCTCCTCCATCGTCTTCGCGCCGCTCGCGCGCGCCTGTCGGCACTTCCGAAGCACCGCTTCGGAAGTTGCGCTCGTTGCGGCTCGAGTCTCGAGCCAATGCGGATATCAAAACCGTATACCTTCAGCCGCAAGCCATTGTCTTGACTCTCGATTTGCTGGAACGGCGCGCTCGCGTCAGTGATGCGTCAGGGTGTTGCGCGACGGAGGGAATGTGATGGCGTGCGGCGCAATCCGATGAAAGGCCCTTACCACCCACGGCCGGCACCGGGTGCCGGCCCCCCGAACATTGAGCGCTCGATGGTATCGATGAGCCTCAGCAACGTCGCGGTCGGCTTCTGAAAAACCGGGCGACGGTTTATGGCGACCATGGTCGTCTTTTAGAATGCCCCGCGGTGCCATTAGGGAGGCCGTGGACTCGTTTTTTGTTGATGCCTGATAGCGGAGGTTGCCAAAGCAATTTGAATGGGCGTAGACGGACTCCATGCAGCCGCTCGGGGCAGTCGGTGCTGTAGCAGCGCAGGGAGGCGGCCAGTGCGAGGCTGGTCGCGTCATTGCGGAAATTCGCGGTTATGCGGACTTCACCGCGGCGTTGCGGTCCTGGGTCATGCAGGTCGGCACCACTTACGAGTCGATCGGCGAGGTGGCAGGGCTGCAACCGGGTTATCTAGCCAAGCTGATTTCCTCGACGCCGATCCGCTCGTTCTCGCGGATGTCGCTTGACGCAACGCTGGCGGCAATGGGTGTGAAGCTTTTGCTGGTGCCGGACGGCGAGCGGCTTGAGCTCATGCGGCCGCGACTTGCGGTTCGAACCACCTCCGGGCGGAAACCTACTAGCGCCTCGATACCAGCGGCGAATTTGCCGGCCAACCGGAACAATCCGCTGGCCAACAACCCTGTCCTAGCCACCTATTACGCGCACCGGCGGGCGGCGATGCAGTCGCCTCGTCGGAGGCGGCAGATTGCACGCAAGGCGATTGCGATCAGGTGGCGGCGCGAGCGCGCCAAGGGCGCCGAGCCTGCGCTGTAGTTTCCGAGACTGCTCCCAGTGCGTTGAACATTCTGCCGCAAGGTGCAGCGTTCACCCGAACGTGGGTGAACATATGCGCAATCTCAAACTGACAGTGGTTGTAGACCCTGACTTGCATGGCCTCGTTGATGCGGGTGCCAAGCGTGAGGGCCGTTCGCGGTCGAACTATGCCAGCCGGTTGCTTGATCGCGCGGTGCGCGAGGATGCGGCTGCGGCCGAGCAAGGCTTGCTTCCGGGCTTTGATCCTGGGGTCGAGCGGCAGCCGACGGCAGCGTGAGGAAAATCATGTCGTTCGATCTGATCCAAGTGCAGAAGCTGCGGACAGCTGGCGGCCTGGTTTGGCAACGATATCAGGAGTTGCTCAGTCAGGCGGATCAGAGCGCGCATGGTTCGCCGGCGCAGCAGGAATTTGGCGAATTTTGCCAAGCTTGGATTGCCAACCCGAACGAGTTGGCGGAGCGGGTGCGCGAGGAGATCGCGGCGCGGTCAGGATAGGAGAACGACATGGCTTTTGGACTCGGTTCAGTCACGGCGGACGTGGGCGCTGTCAGCGGTGCGCAGTTGATTATTTCGATCGCGCAGATGCTGACGGATCGCGAGGCGGTGGCGGCGCAGATCAAAGAATGGATCGAGGAGCGTGGCAAGGCAGAGCATGCGCTCGCGGAACTGAAAAAGCGCGAGCAACAAATGCTCCATCGTGAGCAGCAGGCGACCAAGCATGAGGGGGCGTTGCAGAAGCGCGAGGATGATGTGGTTGAGCGCGAGCGGCAACTTATGCATGCGACTGCTCGTCTGGAAGAACAACGAGCCGAGTTTGCCGCCTTGAAGGCTGATCTGCACCGGGCCTGGGCCGCGTGAGCAAACAAACATGAGCATCAGCATGAGCAGCAACCTCACTCACAACGCGAATGTCGCGGCGGCCGAGGGCATTCGCCAAACCGGGGTAGCGGCAGCGGCTGGCAATGTGGCGACTATCAGATCAGTCGAGGTGACGTTTCATACGACTTGTAGATCCAGCGCGCTGGCAAATGGCGTGTCCCCCAGTGTTCACATCTATGCGCTGCGTTCGCTGGGACAGGCCTATTGATCAATCAGATCGCGCCGCACTCACGGGCGGCCGGTCGACAGCAAACGGTCGGGGAAGGTTTGAAAGCACGCTGTCGGACCCCGGTCGGCCTCGTACCTAGCCGTTGAGGCCGATCAAGTTAGGGCGGGCCCCCGGTCGCCCGCCCTTTTGACGAGGAGAAAGCCTGATGGCAGCCGCCGCTCGCAAGTCGCAATCAGCATCCCCGTCGGCAGCCGCCCGGCTTGATGTAGCCCGCACCGATCATGCTGCGGCCAGCAGCAAGTTGAATGAGCTGGAAGCCGCGCGCCACGCTGCGCTGTTGGCCGATCAGGATAGCGAAGCAGCAAATCTCGCCGCCGAAATTGAACAACAGCGCCGGTTGCTGCGCGGTTTCCAGGACAAGGCCAAGCTCTTGCAGGAGGAGGTGCAGAAAGAAGAGCAAGCCCGCCGGACTAAGGAGCGGGAGGAGTTGATTGTGCGCATTGAGAAGAAGTTTGCCGACCGTGATGCCGCCGCCGCCGAGTTGTCTGACGCGATCAGGAAGGCGGATGCGGCATTCCGAAAGATGATTGATGCTGGGCAAGCCGTGCTCGCTGCCTGGCCATGGCAATCGCATGACACCCATGCCGTGCTTTTGTCGACTGGTGCCATCACGTCGGTGGTTGCCCATGAGCTCTACAAAACCGGCGCGCGGCCGCGACGTTTCGGTGGAATGGATCAGCCAGGCGACGGGCTCAATTTTCCCGGAGGACGATGTCCTGATCTTCGACTCGCCAATCTTCAGGAAAAGATCAAGCCGCTGACTGCGGTCTGCGCCGAGGCGTCCGCGCTGGCGAGCACGATCATGCGGACTGGTCGATCGACGAGCCATCCTGAGCCGGCTGTGGCGCATGACATGGTAGTTGACGCGAATGGTCAGGGCGAACCGTCGCCGCGTTCCGAAGCCGAGCGGAGGCTTGGCGAGTTATGGCGACGACAGGCCCAGTTGGCCGAAGACCCGGCTGCTGACGAGCAGGAATATCAGGCTGTGGTCGCTGCGATCGCACAGGCACAGACTGAGATCGATGCAGCCCGTAGGATTGAGCAGTAACATGGCTGACAACACAACAGGCACCTCGCCGGCTGCTGACACTATTGACCCGTGGGGTCTGTCATCGGCGCAGGCCACCGCGCTTTTGGATCAAAAAAGCGCGCAGTTTGCCGCGCAATCTGCCGCGCCAGTTCCTTCCGCGGAGCAAGTTCAAGACGCACGCGACGCCGAAATCCGTCTTGCGGCATTACAAGCCGACCCGAGTTGGGTAAAGCGATTCATGTCGGGCAGTCTTGCCGAGAGACGCGAACATGAGGCACTCGTTCAAATAATTAACGATGGGGTTGATGAGACGGGCACCATACGTCTGGGAGAGATTGAAACTGTTACGGAAGGTAATGTTAGGAGGCAGGATTTGTTCGGCGCGCTATCTGACCTTAACAAGATTGGGATTCCTGAGGCGGGTCTTGAGCGATTTTTAGATGGCGATTTTAGCGAGCAGGATCAATTGTGGGCGCAACAGTCGCTCGACAAAGCCCTGAGCACGAAGGCATGGACGGATGCGTTATTGGCTGGCGATCCGACGGCCCGGCATGAGTTTACGGCATGGTGTGCCGTTGTCAGTGCTGGGAAGGTGGTATGAGAACATGACAACCAACTCCCCCAGCATCGATCGATTTGTTGATGAGCTACGCGCCGATCCACAGTACGCGGAGTTTGCAGATCGGTTTTACGCTGATCTTTCCAAAATCGATCGCCTCGCCGATGACTGCCCGGACCATGCGGCGTTTCTGGATGGGCTAAAATGGATTTGGGAAAAATCACGTCCCCTCGGCGAGCGGTTGGTAAAAATCGGCGAGTTCATGAAGCTTGAGGGCCACCCTGTGGTCGTTGATCTGGAGCAGTTCACAGGATGGCGCTGACTGCACGCCGCAAAGACGAGATCGAGGGCGATCTGTCGGAGCGCGAGGTTGCCTGCTCGCCGATGGAGCGGCGCTTTGTTCACTGGCTGATGAATCTGCCGCCCAAGCGTGGGTTTCGTGTGCGGGCGGCGCGGCTAGCGGGTTATGGCAAGCACAGCTCGCCGCACAACTTGAACTCGATCGCGCAGGATTTGCTCGCCAGGCAGCGCGTCGTCAATTTGATCGAGGAGGTCGCTCGCAAGCAGATCCGCTCGGCCGCGCCGGAAGCCATTGCCGCGGTGCGCGAGATCATCGTGGACAAGGATCATCCGCACCGTCTGAAGGCGGCACAGACCATCCTTGAGCGCATCGAGCCGACGATGCAGAGGGTCGATGTGACTGTAAAGCATGAGGTCGTCGATCGCGACGCCGAGGCGGTAGCCTATTTGCGCAAGCTCAAGGCTCTGGGTGTCTCACGCGACAAGCTGGAAGAGGAGCTCGGCTATTCCGACCTGCCGCGCTACGAGCGATTGCTCGAGCTTGAGGATGCCAAGAATGCGATGGCGCCGCTGGTGATCGATGCCGACTACGCCGTCCTCGAGGATGCCGCCCATGGGTGAGGACGAGCGGCCGCGGGATGAGGCCGAGGAGGGGCCTGACCCGAGCAGCATCCGGCGGCACGCCAAGAAGATGCTCACCAATATCGAGTATCTGAGAAAATATCGCCGGCTCGGATTCTACAAGCCGCATCCCAAGCAGATCGAGTTTCACAATCTGCAGGCCGTCGAGAAATGCCTGCGGGCCGGCAATCAGCTCGGCAAATCGCATGCCGGCGGGGCGCAGATGGCGATGGATGCTATTGGCTGGTGGCCCAATTGGTATAGGGGTCATCGGTTCAACAAGCCGCCGCCGATCGAGCGGCCCTTCGAGTTTCTCGGCTGGGCGGCATGCACGACGTCGGCAACGACCCGCGATGGCGTGCAGATGAAGTTGCTCGGCGACATTCGGGCGACTGACGGCCTCGGCACCGGTTTGATCCCGCTCGACAACATCGTCGGCCGGCCCACAATGAGCAGAGGCATTTCCGATCTCTGCGACACCATCACCTTGCGCCGGGAGAGCGGCGGCCGAGCGCTGATCCGTTTGAAGTCCTACGAACAGGACCGTCGGGCATTTCAGGGAGAGGCGGTCGACGAGGCATGGCTCGACGAGGATGTGAGCCGGGATAACGATACGATCTACGGCGAGGTTTTGGCGAGAATTGCCAGCACCCGCGGCCGAATCTTCCTGACCATGACCCCGATGCTCGGCCTCTCGCCGATCCGAAAGCGTTTCAAAGAGCGCATGGGCAGGGAGTGCGCCGAGGTCATCATGGGCCTCGACGACGCGCTGCACATCCCGAAGGAGGATCATCCCAGTATTCTCGCCCGCTACAGCGAGAGCGAGCGCGCGACCCGCGCTTATGGTGCCGACATGCAGGGGCAGGGCGCCGTGTTCACGATTCCGGTCGACACCATCAAATACCAGCGCGACCCGAAAGACTTTCCGATCTGGTGGAGGTGGATCTGGGGCACCGATTTCTCGCATGGCGGCATGAGCGCGAGTGCGCATCCGTTTGCCGCGGCGCTGCTCTGCCATGATACTCAAGCCGACGTCGTCTATGTGGTGCATGCGGTGCGGCTGCACCGGGCGCTACCGGCCGTGCATGTGCAGGCAATCAAGTCGCATAAGTGCTGGGATGCGGTCGTCGCCTATCCGCATGACGGCAACCGCGGTGCCGACTTGGCGACTGGCGCGACGTTCCGCGACGTCTACCGCAAGCTTGGGCTCAACATGAGGCCGCAGCACGCCACCTTCAAGGATGGCTCGATCGCGCTCGAGGCCGGTATTGCGGAGATGGAAAGCAGATTTGCCACCGGCCGGCTCAAGATCGCCAATCACCTGATCGAGGTGCTGGACGAATATGTTGGCTATCACCGGATCAATAACCTGATTCACAAGGTCGACGATGACCTGCTCTCGGCGATCAGGGTCGGGCTCATGGACCTTCGTTTTGCGAAGCCGCTCGGGCCTGCCGGTGTCGGATTCCAGCGCGGCGAGCAGCGGATCGCGCGGGGCTTGGATTTCGATTATTTTTCGACCGGCGGCGCCGACTACGACTAGCAGTGACCGGGCGATGACCGGCCGATCACCACGCGGTCAACTTATTCGTGCTCCTGCACGACGAGGCGGCTGCGCTGCTCCTTATCGAGCCCGAAGGTCTGAACGGCAGCGGCCTCGGCCGTTTCCCGATTCTGAGCTTCGACAACCCCGAGCACTTGGCCGTGCTTGCGGATGAGCGAGACGCGCCACTTTCGAAGAGGCGTGGCAGACTTCTTATTGCTGGCAACGGCAGCTTTCGCTTTACTGACTGAACGCTGACGCACGCCAACCTTACCTTGCGCTGTTTATCTAAGTCCTTGATTTTGCTGGAGGCCACGCCCGGAATTGAACCGGGGTACACGGTTTTGCAGACCGTTGCGTAACCACTCCGCCACGTGGCCCTGCCGCGCGACT